GAGGACTGCGTGAACAAGAGCATCCACAAGCCTATGACGCAGTTCCAGTTCGATGCCTTCGTCAGCATCGCCTTCAATATTGGCCCCAGCGGCTTCGCGGGCTCGACCTTCGGCAAGAAGTTCAACGCCGGCGACGTCGATGGCTGCTACGAGGCCATAGGGATGTGGGATAAGCCCCCCGAGATCGTGCCTCGCCGAAACGGCGAGCGGGTGCAGTTTGCTGGAGGATACGTGCCTCGCATCAAGACCCTCTGAACACAGGAGAACCACCATGCCGTTTCCGCCCAGTCTTCCCGGGGGAGCCGGTGCCGGCCCCGGCATCTCGCAGCTTCTCGCAGGGCTGGCCTCCTCGCATGGAGCGCCGGCGAGCCTGACCATGCATCCCGGCGGCATGAGTGGCGGTGGGGGTCCGCCGCCTCTGCCGCCGGTCTCTGGGGGCGGGGGTGCTCCGGGAATGATGGGTGGAGGCGGGCCGCCACCCCCCGGATTGCCGCCTCCAGGGGGAGGGGGTCTCGGGGCGCCTCCAGCCCTGAGGCCCCCTCCGGGGATCGGGCCCGCCGGCATGGGGGCAGGGCCGCCGCCCATGGCGGGGCCCAAGATCGGCGCAGGGCCCAGGAAACCGCCCGGCAAGGGCAAGATGCGGGTGAAATCCTCACCCGTCCGCGTCTCTTGAGGAGGTTCAGCAGATGGCCGTGAAATCCTATGCCTGGTCGCTGCGCCTGCACGATGCGGTCGCGGACGGCGCCACCGTGGACGTGCCGACGCCGGGGTTCCTGAACCCGCAGAACTACGACACCGCCAGCACCGGCGTGGTGCTTGACGGGCGCGTGCTCAAGGACACCGAGGTGACTTGTGCCTGGGCCGGGGATTTCTCGGCGGTAACTTTGACCAACGGCATGGGCGCCGCGTGGAACGCCGCGCAGACCCTCTACGTCACGGTCGCCGGCGTGCAGATCGACCCCGGAGATATTCAGGCGAGCTTCGACCAGCTGGCGCAGCGCGTCACCAATTGCGAGAGCAAGGACGTCGCGCAGGACACCCGCATGGACAACATGGACGGGACCATCTCGGGCCTCGACGCGCGGATCACGGCGCTGGAGGGCGCGGTCTCAGGGGCGGCCTCGGTGGATAAGAACACCGGCAATCACGCAAAATATGGCCAATACCGTAAGGAAGACGAGGACCACGACGAGGAGCACTCCAGGGGCACCAAGAAGCCCAAGTGACCTCTGCATCCACCACAAGGCTCCTGCTGCGCAAGAAGGCGATCCTTCGGGCGCGTGAAGACCTTGTGGCTTTCGCCATGTTCATGTCGCCCGTGCCTGACGACCGCGACGACGTGACCATCAGCCTCTACAGGCCAGCAAGACATCACCGAGTGCTGGGGGCCGCGCTGGAGAAGGTGGAGAAGGGCGATTTCAAGCGGCTTCAGATTTCCATGCCCCCGAGGCACGGAAAAACCCGTTTGGCCTCGCACATGTTCGCGGCCTGGTTCGTCGGGCGAAACCCCGAGAAATCCATCATCGTCGCGACCTACTCTGAGAAATTCGCCTGGGATCACGGCCGCGCGGTGCGCGACCTGATCGAGAACCCCCTCTTCCAGCAGGTCTTCCCCGACGTGCGGCTGAAAGCCGGCTCAGCGTCGGTCGACCGGCTGGAGACCGAAGCCGGTGGCGTCATTTTCTTCCTTGGTCGAGGCTCTGGCGCCACCGGCAGAGGTGCCGATGTCATCCTTCTGGACGACCCTACCAAGGATCGGAAGGAGGCCGACAGCCCAACCATCCGGGAACAGCTTTGGTCTTGGTATACCCAGGTCTTGCAGACGCGCCTGATGACGAAGGCCGGAAGTATCGTCATCATTCAGACGCGCTGGCACGAAGACGATCTGATCGGGCGACTGACGGACCCACAGAACCCGTGTTACTCCTTGGCAGAAGCTACCAAATGGCATGTCATCGACATGCCCGCCCTGGCCCGCAAGAATGACGTCATGGGACGCAAGGAGGGTGAGCCTCTCTGGCCCGAACGCTTCGACAAGGATTATCTGGATAGCATCCGCCAGACGGATGTTCGAGGGTTCCAGGCCCTCTATCAGGGCCGCCCAACCCCCGAGGACGGGAGCTTCTTTAAGGCCGTCCACATGCGCACTTACCCGCGCATGGACAGGATACCACCCAAGGATCGACTTCGCTTCTATTGCGCCAGCGACCATGCGGTCTCCCTCGAACAAGGAAGAGACAAGACGTGCCTGATGGCAGTGGGCATCGACGAGCACGATCAGATGTGGGTGATGCCCGATCTGTTCTGGAAGCAGGCCGACACCGCGACCGTGGTCGAATACATGATCCTGATGATGGAGAAATACCAGCCATTGTTCTGGTGGGCCGGCAAGGACCACATCTCGAAGAGCATCGGGCCTTTCTTGCGTAAGAGGATGCTGGAGAAGCGGGTGTTCTGCTCCATCGAGGAGCTGCCCCCTATTGGGGATAAACAACAGCGCGCCCAGAGCATCCAGGCACGCATGTCGATGATGAAGGTGGTCTTCCCGGTCTTTCCGGCCTGGTGGGCCGAGGCGCACGACCAGATGCTGAAGTTCCCGCAGGGCTCCCATGACGACTTCGTGGACACCATCGCGCTCTTCGGGATTGGCCTTCATAAACAACGAGGGCAACGTGCCTTGAAGAAGAAGGTCGAGGCACCGAGGCACATGACCATGGGCTGGGTGATCGACAGCGCCGCTCGCGAGCGCAAGACCGAGCGTGAGCATCGCACGGTTGGAGGTTGGTGATGCCCGTCGAGCAGTCCCCTCTTCAGCAGGAGATCGAGGCCGCCTTCCTCAGTGGCAAGGCACCGCTGGAACTCCTCGCCCAGCAGGAGGACACGCAGCAGATCAACCGCGAGGAGCCCGATGTCGACGAGCCTCGCAAGGAGCTTGTCAACAAATGGTCCGACCGCATCAAGCGGGCCAAGAAATACTGGGCCCCGGTCTTCGAGCAGATGCGCAAGGACCAGGACTATGTGACGGGGCTGCAATGGTCCACGGACGCCAAGGATGACCGCTACGTCGCCAACCTGACCTTGCGCATCGTCTCGCAGCGGGTGGCGTTCTTCTATGCCAAGAACCCCAAATTCATCGCCTATCGCCGCAAGCGGATCATGAACACCGCCTGGGACGGGGACCAGAGCACTCTGGTCGCCCTTCAGCAGAGCGCGGCCCAGATGATCCAGCAGCAGTCGATGGGGATGATGGACCCGGCCGCGATGGGGGCCGCGCAGGCGACTGCGGCGCCCATTCTCCAGGACGCCGCTCAGGTCAAGGAGATGGAGCAGCAGCTCGACAAGATCGCCAAGACCCTGGAATACCTGTTCAGGCAGAACATCGATCAACTTCCTCAGGACTTCAAACAAATGATGAAGATGACGGTGCGCCGTGCCTCGACCACTGGGGTCGGCTACGTCAAGGTCGGCTTCGAGCGGGTGATGCAGAAGAAGCCCGAGATCGAGGCACGCATCGCCGATATTTCCAATCGCCTTGCTACCCTAGAAAGGCTCTCGGCCGACATCGCCGACAACGAGACCGATCCCAGCTCAGTGGAGGCCGAGCAGATGCGCCTGCTCCTGAACGATCTCTCCACGCAGGTGGAGGTGGTGGTTCGGGAGGGTCTGACGATGGACTACCCGACCTCCATGAGCATCATCCCCGATCCCAAAACCATGCACCTGCGGGAGTTCCTGGGCGCCGACTGGGTGGCGCAGGAGTTCATCCTCTCTCCTAACGATGTGAAAGAAATCTACGAGGTCGACGTCGGCAAGAACTTCAATGCCTATCGAGGCACGGATGGCGACAACACCAGCGTCTCCAACCGGGGCGGCTACACCATCATCGAGGACAAAGGCGGAGGGGCGAAGAGCGACACCCGCGAGGGCAACGATGCCCGCTCATGCTGCATTTGGGAACTCTACAATCGTAAGGACGGGATGGTCTACGTCCTCTGTGACGGCTATCCGGATTTCCTTCGTGAGCCCGCTGCTCCTGAAGTTTATACCGACAGGTTCTGGCCCTGGTTCGTGCTGACGCTCAATGACGTGGACCATGAGACGAACATCTTCCCGCCCAGCGATGTGAAGCTCATCCGCGACATGCAGTCGGACTACAACCGTGCTCGTCAGGGTCTCCGCGAACATCGTCGGGCCGCGCGTCCCAAAACCGTCGTCTCGTCTGGCAGTCTCGACCAGGAGGACTTGGACAAGCTGGAGAGCCATCCGGATAATGCTGTCATCGAACTCAACGGGCTTCAGCCGGGCCAGAAAGTCGACGACCTTCTGCAATCGTTTAGGGGGCCACCCATTGATCCAAATCTCTACGAAACCGAGCAGCTGTTCGGGGATATGATGCGGGTCTCTGGTATTCAGGACGCGAACATCGGCGGCACGAAGGGCGGCATGAACGCCACCCAATCGAACATTGCCGAAGCCTCCAGGGCGACCGCGATGGGCTCTAACATTGACGACATCGACGACATGCTAACAGGGATCGCCCGCTGTGGCTCGCAAATACTCCTCCAGGAGTGCAGCGTGGACACGGCCAAGCGCGTAGTTGGGATCGGGGCTGTCTGGCCCGAAATGAGCCGTCAGCAGATCGCTGATGAGGTGTGGGTTAAGATCGAAGCCGGAAGCACGGGCCGCCCGAACCAGGCACAGGAAATCGCCAACGCTGAGCGGCTCTTCCCCATCCTGATGCAAATCCCGGGGATCAAGCCGGAGTTTCTGGCCAAAGAGCTGATCAAGCGCCTGGACGACAAGCTGGACATCACGCAAGCGTTCCAGAGCATGCTGCCCTCGATCATGGCGCTGAACGGCATGGCGTCGCGGGCGGCTGCGGGTGTCCCAATTCCACCGCCCGGGATGCCTGGGGCGGGGCCCGCGCAAGGGCCGGCGGGCGCCGCTAACGCGCCTCAAGGTCCGCCGCCAGGAGCCCAAAGGCCAGGCGATCAAACAGGGCGGCCGCCGCCAGCGGGGCCAGCAGGACCGCCAGGAGGCGGCCCGCCAGGGCTCCACATCGCCAGCGGGGGACGGGCCGTCGCCTAGAAACACGAGCATGGAGGTGCGCCATGATCGAGGGCCTTCTCGCTTTAGTGATCTACATCGTCGTGCTTGGCCTGGTGGTCTGGTTGCTGCTCTACGTCGTGGCGCAGCTTCCGCTGCCGGCGCCCTTCCCGCAAGTCGCCCGCGTGCTGATCGTGGTCATCGCCTGCATCATCTTGATCTACCTTCTGCTAGGACTGCTGGGAGGGGTTCCGGCACCACGACTGAGATAGCTGCTTGAAGGGTGGCGACCCGACGAGCGGCTTAGACCAGGGTCTGAGCCTCTGATCCCGGCTCCCTCTGGTTGCTCCCGGCGCGCTCTCGCGAGGCGCGCCGGGCTTGCCCATGAAGAAGTAGGAGGCACCGATGCCGTCAAAGACGCCGAAGCAGGCCAGAACCATGGCTGCGGCCGCACACGATCCGAAATTCGCCAAGAAGGTCGGCATCCCCCAGAAGGTGGCGAAGGAGTTCAACAAGGCCGACACAGGCACGAAGCGCCTGTCTTCTGCAATGAAGGGAAAGCGAGGCAAGTGATGTCGACGAAAAAGGGACAAGGCGGGGGCAAGATCAAGCGCGGCGGCGGGGGTCGTTGCTAGGCGCGTTTGCGCGTGCCTGAAATCTGATGCTACACAAAGACAACAGGCCAAGGCCATGGCCTGAAGGTGCGGACGTTAAATGGCAGACGATGTAAGCTCGTCACCTGCCGACACATCTTCCTCGCATGTTCCCGACGCAGGCACCCAGCCGGCGACCGAGGCACGCGAGGGTGCAACCGCGACCACGACCACCGACGCGAAAGCCTCCCCGTCAGAGGCGCAGGGCGAAACCAAGGAGACGCTCCTCGAAGCCGTCATGAAGGCCGTCAAACCGGCCGAAGACGACGACGAAAGCGGCTCAGCCGAGAAATCGCCGACCTCGGAACGCGCAGATAGCTCCGGACCCGGTGCTTCCAGCAAGGAAGACAAGGGGCCAGACCTCTCCAAAGACCCGACGCCCGAGGAGCTTGCCAGCTACAAGGCAGGCACGCGGCAACGCATCGAGCGTCTGCTCGGCGAGCGCAACCACTTCAGGGCCGATGCCCAGGTCACGCAGGTGCTGCGAGACTTCCTTGTCGGTAACGACATCGCCAGGGAAGACTTTCAGCTCACGCTCGATCTGGCTGCGGCCATGCGGCGGGGTGACTTTCGCGCTTTCCTGGAAGGTGTGGCTCCCTACGTCGAGCTTGCGACGAACGCATTGGGGCTGACGCTCCCGTCCGATCTTCAATACGAGGTTCAGGCCGGGCGCATCACGCAAGAGCTGGCGGGTCAAATCTCCCGTGATCGGTACGCGAAGGCATTGTCTGACCAGCGCGCCACGCGCGCCACGCATGTGATGACCGACACCACCAATCACCAGCAGCAGCAGCAGTTCGCTCAGGCTGTCGAGCAGACTGTCTACAACTGGGAGCAGGGCATCCGTCAGAGCGACCCGGACTATGGGCGCAAGGAAGAAACCGTTCGGAACTTCCTTTGGGCCGTCGTCCGAGAGCAAGGACCGCCGAAGTCTCCAGAGCACGCCGTTCAGATCGCGCAGGAAGCCTACGCGCGGGCGAACAACGTCTTCCGGCAGGCAGCACCTGTTCCACGCGCCACAAGGGCAGTTCCGAGCAGCACCAACCGCTCTGCGGCACCTGGCGCGCGTCCGGAACCCAAGTCGATGATGGAAGCGGCAATGTTGGGATTGGAGCGCGCCCGCAGGGCATAACCCTGACGGAGCAAGCTCGTGGCTTTTACAGCCGGTGAAATCGCATCAATCGCGAATGCGTCTTTGGACTACTACTTCAAGAAGGGGGGCGTCTTCGACCAGACCATCCAGGAGCGCCCACTTCTGAAGCTCCTGGAGGACCGCAAGAAGACCTTCCCCGGTGGCAAGGGGAACATCTCGCTCGCGGTTGTCGGCGCCTATGGCGACGGCTCCGGGAACGATGTCGTCAAGGGCTACACCCACAACGACACGGTGAGCTTCTTCACGCCGGCGAACATCAAGCGGGCGAACTACCCCTGGCGCGAGCACCACATCGGTCTGACGCTCACGCATACCGAGCTGAAGATCGACGGCATCTCCGTCGTCGACACCAACGGCGAGAAGACCACCGAGCACTCGAAGCGCGAGATGACGGTGCTTGTGAACCTCCTGGAGCAGAAGCTGTTCTCGCTGGGCGAGCAATATGCGCGCAGCATGAACACCCTGCTCTGGACCGACGGCACCTCAGATGCCAAGGCCCTCGCCGGCATCGCCTCGATCATCAAGGCGAACCCGTGCGTGGGAACGGTCGGCGGCATCGACCAGACGGCGGCGACGGGCTTCACCTGGTGGCGTAACCGTGCGCGCACGGCGGCCATGGCCACCCAGATCGGAACGGTGCCTGGGGACGCGATCTCCGGCGGCGGGCCGATAACCTCCAGCCCGACCAACGGTGGTGCGCTGCTTCAGGAGCTCCAGAAGGAATACATCCAGCTGATCCGCTACGGCGGCAAGCCGTCGATTGCCTTCTGCGGCTCGGACTTCCTCGATGCGCTGATGGTCGAGAGACGGGCGAATGGCAACTACTCGCAGACCGGCTTCGCCAACACGCAAGATGTGTCGGTCGGCGACACCGTTCTCGATGGAGGCACCAAGGTCTATTACGACCCGACCTTGGACGATCTCGGCTTCAAGAAGCGGATGTATTGGATCGACCCCAAGGCCGTCTTCCTGATGGCCATGGAGGACGAGTGGCGCAACGACCATACGCCGGCCCGTCCCTACAACGTGTTCGTGCTCTACAAGTCGATCACCTCGACGGGGCAGATGGTCGCCTCGCAGCTGAACTCTTCGCTGGTCATTGACATTGCGTGATTGAGTGAAGGCGCGGCGCCAGAAGCGCCGCGTCACTCTCTTTGACCCCCGAGCGGGAGAGCCGTCATGGCAAAGGACAAAGGACACGCTTCCGACACGCATCATGCTTCCTCCGGCAGCAGCAGCAAGAAGTCGTCGGCGTCCGGAGACGTGCATCACGAAGGCACCGAGTTCGAGAGCGAGCGCGCCGAGAAAGCCGTGGTGCGTTCACCGACGCTCCCGGTGGAGCCCAAGACCCCGGCCGGCGAGCCCGTCGGGCCCGCGAGGCACGCCGAGACGGCCGAGGAGGTCGCCAAAATCCAGGATATGGAACGCTCGAAAATCCCGCCTCCGGGAAGCCGCAACTACGTCGCCGGGCAGCTGGTGAACGAGTAGGAGTTCGAGCAGACGCAGGCCGAGGCCAACCGCCTCGCGGATGCCGGCAAGGCGCAACGCTCTGAGGCCGAGAGGCGCGTCGCCGAGAACAATCCTTTCGACCCCGACTACCATCCGGTGGACCCGGATCATCCCGACACCAGCAAGTCCAGAGGCTGATCGTAACACCACGCGGGTCATTCCCCTGTGCTACCTCTCCCGCGTAGTGCCTGGCTCCCGGCGGTCCCGGAAGACCGCCGGGGTCAGTGCCTCTGAACAGGAGAACCTTGCATGAGCAGCAGCAGCCGCGACCGAGACGACGAAGGCTACATGAAGCAGCACGTCTGTGCCTGCGCCATCGACATCGCCGGAGAGAAGCTCCAGGTCGTGCATCGGGACATCCACGACCCGGTGCCCTGGACCGAGATCAGGGTGCTACAGGAAGTCCACGGGGAAGAAGCCGTATTCGACATCCGTCCCGTGGCGCTCGTGCCTCGCGACACGGCTCCCCGTGAGAAAGAGCGCCTTGTCCTCAAGTATGGGCGCGACCCGGTGGAGGCCGTCTACGCCGGCAAGACCTTCAGCATGGAGTGGTTCGTGCCTGGCTGGCCGGTCGACCCCACGAAGGCCAAGCGCAAGCCCCCGAACGACAGGCCCACGCCGGTCCAAATTCACAAGCCGCCGCGAGAAGATGCGGGCAATGTGGGCGCGGTAGACACCGCGATCTGAAGGGCAAGCCATGACACCGCGCTCGATGCGAGTGGGGGTTCCTCTGAGCCAGCTGCGCAGCGAGCTGATGGCCGAGACCTTCCAGTCGATGACGCCCTCTCAAACCACGTCATCGACCCCGTTCTATAACTACCAATTGGCCCGTGTGCAGCGGGAGCAATGGGATTTGGTCGTCTGGCCGCACCTGACGCTCTACAGCGACATCGCGATGGTGAACGGCCAGCGTCTCTACCCCTACCCGCCCGAGCTTCCCTTCGACAGCATCACCCGCATCTGGGGCCCGTCAGGCACCGACTGGGTGCCTCTCGCCTACGGAATTTCGCCGGCTACCTATGCCGCCTATGGCGGCGAGAACAACAAGGGCTGGCCACCCCAGAAATGGCGCAACGCGCCCGTCTACACGCCGGGCTCGACACCCACTCTGACCGTCGCGTCGCAGTTCGAGATATGGCCGATGCCGAACGGCACGGTGGGCTCGGTGCGCTGCGAGGGCCAGGCACCGCTCATGCCGCTGGCGGTGGACACCGACACCTGCGTGATCGACGCCACCCTGATCGTGGTGATGGCGGCCGCCGAAATCCTCTCGGTGCAGAAGAGCGAAGGCGCCGCGATGAAGCTCCAGAAGGCCAACTCCTACCGGCGGATGCTGGTGGCGCGCCTCGGCGCCCAGCAGAGGCCCATGAGATCGCTGAGCCGCGATGGCGGCCATATGGGGCCGGTCGCGGGCTCGGGGATGCCGACGCCCTATATCGACTACATCCCGGCGACCTCGTAAGCAGCGATGGCGAAGGGCATCAAGACCGCTTCTCAGGGGGGCGGCGGCAACATCCTCTACTACGAGATAGCGAGCTTCATGAACGGTCTCGACACCCGCAAGGATGTCCTGACCGCGCCGGCAGGCACGCTGCGCACCCTCCAAAACTGCCACATCACGCAAGGCGGCGAGATCGAGAAACGCTCGCGCTTCGAGCAGAAATGGACCATCTCCCCCACGGGCTTCTGCGGGCTGGCGTCGATCAACAATTACCCGGTCCTCGTCTACAACCAGGGAGGTTCCGGCCTGGTCCCGCCCGGTGCCGGAGGCACGGGCCAGGAATACGGGCGCATCACCCACACGGCCCCCTCGGGAGTGACCCTCGCCGAGATGACCGATTGGGACATCTACAACGGCAAGCTCTTCATATCGTTCCTGGGAACTACCGGCGGCGCCACGGGCGTCTATTCTTACTATGACGGCATTTACGTGCCTGAAGCCGATGGACGTGCGTATTCCGTGCGCACTTACAAAGAGAAAGTCTATGGGTTAAACGGCCGTTACCTGTTCTTTTCGGCGATAGGCGACCCGACCAAATGGGTCGATCCGCCGCCCGGCACCGACGGCACGGTCGACCACAACGGCTCGGGCTTCATCTCGCTGGGCTCCACCGACAGCGACAGCGAGAACATGATCGCGCTGGAAGTCTACTACGACAAGATGGCGCTGTTCTCGACGCTGGGCGCGCAGCTCTGGTTCCTGGACCCCAACCCGGCCCTGAACCAATACTATCAGACGCTGCGGGACGCAGGCACCCTGGCCAGGGCCAGCGTGCGCCAGTATGTGGCGAACGACGTGTATTTTCTGGGAAGCCACGGCATCAGGTCTCTGCGGGCACGCGACCTGACCACCACGGCCGCCGTCGCCGACGTGGGCTCGCCCATCGACGAGATCATCCAGAACCTGATCGCCACGCGCGGCTGGAGCGGCGCGGCCAACGACATGGGAGGCACGCAGGCGGTCTTGTCTCCCAGGACAGGCCGCATGTGGATCGCCTGCTACGACACCATTTTCGTTCTTTCCAACTTCGCCTCGCCCAATATCGCGGCCTGGAGCACCTATCTTCCCGGCTTCAACATCGCGAAAAATGGGATGGCGTTCGCGGACCCCTACATCTACCTGGCCGACACCTCCTTCAACATCTGGCGCTTCGGCGGCTATGGCGCGCTCGTCTATGACAGCTGCCCGGTCCAGGTGCTGACGCCGGGGCTGAGCTTCGAGAAGCCGACGGCCTTCAAGTTCTATCAGGGCTTCGATGCCGTCTGCCGGGCGCAGGCCGGCTCCCCCTGGAACATCCAGATGAGCTTTGATCCGGCGCAGGACAGTCCTCCTTTCGACCAGATTTGCACGATGGAAGGCCCCACGCCGATGGGCGGCCGCATCCCGATCAGCGGCCGAGGCACGCATCTCCAGATCAAGGCGACGCACCAGGCACCGGGCCCCGCCACTATCAGCAAGATGGTCGTGCATTATGCCGCGAGCGACAGCTCATGATCCGTGTGACCGGCGTCACCATGCCGCCCTTGGTGCATGTGCTGGAGAACCTGAGACCTGCGGACCAGGAGGAGATGGAGGCCGTGCATGGCTCCCGCTACTCGGTGCCTGGGATCGCCGACGTGATCTACCGCCTCTCTTCTCAAAGCTCTGGGTGGTTGTTCTGGGACGACGGCCCGGTCGCGGCGCTGGGGGCCTATGCGATAACGCCAACTTGCGCAGGAGTGTGGGCCTTCGGCACGCCCGGCTGGCCCCGGGCGGTGCTGCGGATGACAAAGCATGTGCGCCGCACTATGGTCCCGATGCTGCTCGGGGCCGGGTTCCACCGGGCAGAATGCCGGGCGCTGTTCAAGCGTTCCGACACCAAGCGGTGGCTGATGGCCCTTGGTGCAGAGCCCGAGGCCGTCTTGTCGGAATTCGGCGCCCGACGCGAAGATTTCATTCTCTTTGCGTGGCACTCCGATGAACAAGCCAATCACCCTTCGAGACCTGAAAGAAGAAGTCACCTTCCGCTTCGCAACGGGGGATGATCTTCCTGAGCTGATGGAGCTTTACAAGCTCTTCTACGAGGAAGCCGTCTACAAGGATTACCTGGAGTTCGATGAGGAAGCCGTCACCAGCACAGTTTTTGGAGGCATCATCTCTGATGAACGTCCTCATGTCCTCGCCGTCGTCGATGAAAGCATTGTCGGCTTCGTCTCGTATTGGTTCGACCGAACCTTCTCCAGGAAGCCCTGTCAGGTTCTTCTGGAACTCTATGTCCACCCTGATTTCCGACGTTCCGCCATCGGGCGAGGGCTCGTCGTGCTTGCCGTCCAGGAAGGACAGCGAGCCGGAGCTGGTGCCTTCCATGCCCCCGTCGCCTCCGGAATGAAGGAGGTGCGAACCCTCCACAACCTGTTCGCGAAAGC